CCGGTTACATTACCAGTGTGAACTCCATTGCTATTTCCAGTTAAATCACCAGTAACATTTCCGGTGACATTTCCAGTTATGTTTCCAGTTACATTACCCGTGACTGAGCCCACTAAGGCAGCTGTTACTTGATTGAAAGTAACGTTTGCGTTGGTAGCAACCGATTGAGGAATTGAAATCGTTGGAACTGAAGCTTCACCAGAATTGTTAGTAATTGTTATACCAGTGCCCGCACTGAGGTGATCTACATAATCACCTATTGTATCTGTAGATAAATTAATAGCATCATTAATCCAAACAGATCCATTATATCTAAAGAAGTCACCATTGGCTGGAGTAGTTAAAGTAACATCTGTTAAATCATCTATTACTGCATTTAGTGTTATCGTTGGAGTAGTAGTTTCTCCAGAGTTATTAGCTAAAGAAATTCCAGTTCCAGCAACAAGTGAAGCAACATAATCACCAGTTGTGTCTGCACCTAAAGCTACAGAATTAGCAGCTACAGTAGCAGTAAGTGTTACGTTTGCGGAACCATCTATTGATACGTTACCTGTCAAGTCTCCAGCTAAAGTAATCGTTCTAGCGTTTGTCCATTTTGCTGATGAGCCAATATATGCGTTTGATGATAATACTTCAACGCCATTAATTTTATAAACTTTTCCAGAAGCTAAATCTACGTTTTCAGAAGACGTCCATGAAGATGTAGAATTTGACCAATTAAAAGTTTTATCTGTAGTTCCCTTTAATGTTATTCCACCACCATCTGCTGTCACGTTAGATGGTGATGATACGTTAGCAAGTTCAATATTTTTATCTTCAATAACAATTGATTCTGTGTTTACTGTGACGATAGTGCCATTAACGGTAAGATTTCCAGAAACTACTAAATTTCCAGAAACTTGAACACTATCTTCTGTTGTTATTTGAGTATTCGAAGTTTGAAGTAAATTCAAAGATGAACTAACTAATGAACCATTGCTATTTTTGAAGAAGAATACTCCAGAAATAGGATCAATGGCTATTTGATTGCCGGTAATACTTGGATTAGCCACTATAAAACCTTTCCTTTATTTAGAAAGTTCCACCGTCTATTGTGTCACTCCATGTTGGAACTCCAGCTATAACTTGTAGAACTTGTCCACTAGAACCTATTGACAATTTAGACAATGTGTTTGCTGCGCTAGCGTAAACCAAATCTCCAGTTGTATAAGTTGTAAATCCAGTACCACCCTTAGTGGCAGCAATTGCTGTACCACTCCATGTTCCAGCGGTGATTGTTCCAACTGTTACAATGTCATCATCACCAGAATAAGTTCCAGCAGCAACGTTTGCCAATATTGAACTATAAGCTTGTACGTTTGATCCAATTGCAAGACCTAATGCAGTTCTTGCGCCATCAGCAGTTGTTGAACCAGTACCACCATAAGCAATGCCGACAGCTGTTCCCTGCCAGGTACCTGTTGCAATTGTTCCTACTGCTGTTAAGCTTGAGGTGACTACGCTAGAACCAAGTGTTGTATTGCTTAATACAGATGTTCCATTAATCTCATAAACTTTACCAGAAACTAAATTCATATTTTCTGATGAAGTCCATGCATCTGTTGCATCAACCCAGGTGAACGTCTTATCTGTTGCACCTAGAATTGTAATACCAGCACCGTCAGCAGTTATATCTGTTGGTGATGCGGAATTTGCAAGAACAATATTTTTATCTTCTACGACAAGCGTTGCCGTATTAAGAGTTGTTGTATTGCCGTTAACAATCAAATCTCCAGTTACGGTTAGGTTATTGCTAATCGTAACATTAGCTGGAAGGCTTAATGTTACAGCACCCGCTGAAGCAGAAGCTGTAATTTCATTATTAGTACCGGTTATAGATGTAACTGCTGCGGTTGCTAAATCACTAATCTGTGATCCAGTAATCGAAATTGCCGAGTTACTAGCAGCTGTCATTCTTCCTTTTGCATCAACCGTAAATGTAGCAACCGAGTTTGCAGCTCCATAAGAGCCAGCAGTTACTGCGGTGTTATCAAGGTTTGAGGAAGTTAAAGAAATTGCCGTATTTCCAGCTGCTGTTAAACGACCTTGAGCATCTACAGTAAACGTAGCAACCGTTCCTGCACCACCGTAAGAACCACCAGTTACGGTAGTGTTGTCAAGATTTAAAGTAATTGTGTCAGTTGCACTTGCAACAGAGGATAGTCCCGTGCCACCAGAAATGGTTAAAGTATCAGTACCTGAACTAATTGTTTGATTAGATCCAGAATCACCCGCAACTGTAAATGATGTGGCAACGTTTGAAATAGTATTATTAACATTGGATATCTGCTGGTCAACATAGAGCTTTGTTGATGCGTGAGTGTTTGCACTTGGTGTTGGAACAATTATTGTACCAGTAAATGTTTTATTTCCAGTAATTGTTTGATCAGAACTTAATGATACAAATGCGCCTATTCCAGCAATTGCTGGTACTGTATTTGCTGTGCCTGTACCATCGTCTCCATAGCCATAATAAAGAATATTATCAACTTCGTTAAACGCTAGCTCAGCATTTTTGAGCGAACTAGGTGCGCCTGCAACGCCTCCACCAGCCCTTCTTTTGATTCTCAAAATATTAGCCATTTAGAAATTTCCTCCATTAATATTAAGCTCTGCGCTATTGTTTGATAATGATTCAACGGACTTATTTACCCATTGAGATCCATCGTAAATTAAAACATCTTTAGTCCCGACATTGCTTATAGTAACATCACCTAATCCATTTATACTACTAATGTTTGACTCTACTGCTATTATTCTATCTTTAACCGTAAGATAAGAACCAGCTGGGGCAAGCCCCAATACGGTTTGTACTGCCTCTACAGCATCGTTTAAGTTTGCATGCTGTTGATGATGCGGTACTGTGTTTGAATTGAGTTTGTCAGTTGCTGTTGGATTTATTAAAACATCTAATTGATTTGGATAATTTGTTGCCATATATCTTCCTATAAGCTAATAATTTTTGTTGAACTATTATTCCACTGTAATGTCATTGGAGAAGCCTCTGCGGTGCCCGCAAAAGGTAGTCCTTCAGAATCGTCTATAAAAGCTATTAACCTTGAATTGGAATCAGTTGTACCATATTGATAAAATACAATTGCATTAAATGATGCTCCATCGTGAACAATGGTTAGATCATCTGCATCTAATACCCCTAAATCATTAGATACGTTGCTTAAAGGTTCACTTCTATATTTTTTTGCCAATGTTGGTATATCTGATAAGAATTCATTGGTGCTTTGATTTGGTGTATACAAAGAAGTATCTATAAATGCAACTTTGAGACTATTTGTTGACAAATTTATTTCACCACTTAACATGGATTCTTTTGCTTTTTTATATACAAAATTAGCCATCTTATATACCTACATCTTTAGAAACTGTTATTCTATACTTATAACCTTTTTCAAAATAATCTTTATTATCAGTATAATATGATGGTGTTGCATCTATTAAGGATGGAAAGTCTATATATATCTCAGGCTTCCAAGAGTGCATTTGCGTAACTGTCTCAACGTTTTCCCAACGAGACGGTGACTTCTGGATTTTTTTTCTTTGAGCTTTAAAATACTTAGTGGATAAAAAGTTAGAAGCTGGACGGGCATTAAAAGTAATGGTGACTCTTCCATTGTTGTTATCATTTGGTAAATAAAAAGATCCGTTTTTTGGCTCAATAGAATCAATATAGAATTCTGGATTTTTAGCTATAATTTGATAGCTACTATAGGCTTCGGTTAAAATTGAATTATCTTCTACTAAAATCTCTTCTATCACCGGAACAACAGAAGTTGAGAAACCAGAAGGAGTAGCCGCATCTTGCTTTGTAAATTTTATATACTCTTCTGCTACGACTTCATTTGCAGCGTCTAATATACCTACTGCTCTTAAGTAGTACTCCTGACCGGAAACAAGGACTTTATCCCAATAAAGAGTGAGAGTTCTAGATATTGTATTATAATCAGCTAATGAGTTAATTGTTTTAAAAGGATTAGATACAAGAGTTGGTGTTGCAGCTGATGTTTGAACAATGAATTTATCATTTGTTATAGAACTAATTTTTACTGTTCTACCAAATTTAATTTTTACCTTATCGACACCCACTGAGGCATAATCTATTAGATTTAATGGCACGATTTATCTCCTCAGGAAAAGACTTATACTTAACTAGTAACAGGGTTGGTGCAAAAAAATAAGGGGCAGCTTTCGCTGCCCCCTACTTTCTAAGATTGTATCGTAACTATAACAATCCTAAGGTTTTTATTATGCCATCTCGTTAGTAACTTGTACCTCGTAGTTACGAGCAAGTCTAACGTTCTTAGCCACTGTGATACCTTCACCGTCACCAAGCATTACGATGTCGTAACGCTCTTTCATCTTCATCGAACGAATGTCACGTGACGGATCATCGAACTGATCTGTGCTCATGTCATCCTTAACAAGAAGACTGCCGACCTCATTGCGATCAATGAGGAACAAGTCTGACTTAGCTAATGTTGCACCGCTCTTAGCTGTGAAGCTAACAAATGGTGACACTAACACGTTCAAACCCATAGGGGCTGTTGCGTTGGCAACGCCATCCTTCGACTGTGGACGGTAGCCCCAGCTGGTATTAACAGCTGATGCAGCGCCGCCCATGTGGAAGATCGAGTCCTTGAGGAAGACCGACCACATCAGTGGGTGAAGAATGAAGTCTGTTGGTATATGATTTTCGGCCATTAGAACAGCTGCCATGTCGACAACATCGTCCCAGGTAATAGTGCTGTTGTAAGCACCATCAATCCCACGACCTGTTGTATCGTCATAGCTGCCACTGTCGTTGTCGAATACAATTGTAGCTGCATCCTTAAAACGACTAAGAGCAATTTGCTCTTTCAAACGTGCCATTGCACGGCCTGCGGCGCGTACATGGAGGCCTACGATGTCCCAAAGAGAATCAGCAATAACTTCCTCTGTGAAAGCCAGCTTAACGCCCTTCTTCGACACCTTACCCTCGATTTGCTTAGCAAATGCGAGAGCTTGTTCTGGGTATTCTTGTCCTTCTGGGATCTCAGCAGCTTGAATTGCGTTTACCGCTGGAAATTCCAAAGAACGACCCTTACCAAGGCGTACTGTAGAAAGAAGCGGGGTTACCAAAAGCTGTGGTTCGGCTGCTTCGCGCAGAGTACGAGAAATTACCTTAGGAAACAAAGCGGCTGCGTCTGACGAACCGAATGCTTCCTTGATTGTAACTCTGTTATCTGTGTCGATGTAGCCATCTTCAGCAAATGCGGCTTCCCAAGCTGGGAGACCCGAGAGGAGTTCTTGGATTGTCTTACTCATCTAGGATATTTCCTCCTGTTTAATTATTTCTTTTTTTATTTTCTTTTTTTTTATTAGAGTGTTAAATTGACGCGGAAAGCACCAATAACATTCGTAACATCTAGGTTTGCACGGATACCGAGTTTACCGGAGAACGAGCCTGATCTTGTGAGCTCATAAACTGTCTTGAGCGCACCTGGATCCGATGGAAGTTGCATGTAGGAAAGTAGTCCGTCATCAAAGTTTGTAGCAAACTTCTCGACTTCAATAACCTTACCTACCATCAAGTGTGGGTAACTAGCTGCATCAGCTTGCGACAAGAGTCTTGGACGACCCATGAAGTCTGGAGCAACTAAACTACCTGCTACGAGATCTGCGTTAACACCTGTGACCATTGGATACTCGACATAACCTCTAACGATAAAGCCTGCACCTTGCGATGTGCCCTTATCAAATGGTCTGTAGAGATCGTACTGTGCACAACCAACTGGCACTGAACGTGCAGCAACTGCTTGTGTATCTCCAGATGCGCCAGCAACTGGTGTTGCTGCTGCAAGTGGGTTCCAACCTGAAATTGTGTCTCCCCAAGTTACTGAAGAGCCGGTACCGTTAGCTGGAACAAAACGTGAATCACCATTTGCATCTGTTACTACCGAAAGGATTGTTCCCTTTGGAATAACAATTTCAAAACGATCATCTTCTGAATCTGCGTACCAAGTTGGAAGGGCGACTGATGGCAAGATGTATGCGGATGGTGCAATACCTTCCGAAACAACGAAACGACCAGCACCCGTTTTGGTACCTACTTTACGAAATTTTGCTAATGACATTTTAATATCTCCTTATTTGTATATATTTGTTTTAAAGTTTGCGACGGCCCATGAGAGTATCAACAAACAGTTCTTCAACTGTATTCACTTTTTCTTCTGGTGCAGTTGACATTTCTTCGTCTTCAACAATGACATTGTTTTCTTTTTCAGAAACAATGCAACCATCTATTACGGATTCCACATTTAGCTTTTGAATATTCTTCTTAGCTACTGGGAGCTTAGCCAAATCCCTAAGGGAATCAGCCAAAGAACCTGCCGAACGAGTTGCATGATCTTGGATCAAGTTTTCTCTTTCTTCAATTGGTTCTACTCCTAATGAAATTTTAGTATCAACTACTCTTTCAGCTAAAGTGCGATGTAGCGCCTCTCTAAGCTTTGCATTTTCTTGTTGAAGCACTTGAAGTTTATCGTCATTGTCATTTTGCTCATCAGCATGAGTACTGCCTGTGAGCTCTGAGTTTGACTCTTCTTGTGTTTCGTTTTCTGGGGAGGACTCGGCGTTTTCAGAATTAACTACTTCTTCTTTGCCTTGTTCTTCTGTTTCCACTTTTTCTCCTTCAGATTCTTTTTGCTCACTAGGAGACTGCTCTGCATTTTCTGCAGCTGGCGCCTCAACTAATGATTCATCTTCTTTTGCTTTCTTTAGCTTTTCAATCTTCGAAGTAAGAACATCCACTATAGATTGTTCACCAGCTTCTTTTGCTTCCTGAAGAGCATCTGATAGCACAGATATAAGATCTACATTTTTTGATTCTACATTTACAGAAGCTTCTTCTTGTGAAGAAATTTCTTCTGATTCTTCTTTTGGTGCTGTACCGCATGGTACTGTAGCAATTGCTGACAGATCTTGGCTTAGATTTTCGACAGTAGCCAAAACATCATCACCTTTAACGATTTCGTCC